TCTTGTGTTGAAGAAGTAAAGAAGGCAGTAAGAGTATTAATTTCGGTTGACCAGCAAGGTGCTGTAACAGAATCAGCTGATACTAAGAAATCTGATGGGGTAAATCTTTTAAACGACATATTCTAATTAAGCTGAAGTTTTAGTAATTGTTACTGGGATTGTAATTCTAGCACCTGAATCTCTACCTACTACTGTTAAAGTAGCTTGTAAGATATTATTTGAACCAAATAAAGTATTAACAGTAGTTGCGGTCATGTTGATTGTAGTACCAATTACTGTTTTAGATACATTAGTTCCTATTGTTGTAGTACTGTTTAGAGCAGCAGCATCTGGTGTGTTAATACCTACGCCGTTAAATGTATTTAATACACGTACATCACTTATAGTAGCAGTATAACCATTGGTTTCAAATGTATTTAAGCCACCTAAATAGTTTAAAGTTTGAGGTGTAATAGCAAGTGAAGCACCTTGTTTTAGAGTAATAGCAGCATATCCAAGATCAAGAACAGGCATTTTAGCTGTTCCACGAGGTAGTGTAGTTAACACATACTTCATTTCTTGAGTTACAAGAGGGAATGCTTCTAAAAGAGGTAAGTTTTCAATTGCCTGACCATAGAAAGCTGAACCTGATGGGTTAGTTGGATTATAAAGTGTATAATCAATCTCATCATCAGATAAAGCAAATTGTGTAATGCGGAATGTGCCGTCGTTTTTAGCAAGTAACTCTCTACCCTTATCGGTTAGGATAGCATCTACTGTTACTACTGAGTTATTTAAATATCCCATTGTTTAAATACGTATTTTGTTATAAATATATTGGTTTTAATTTTATTTAAATTTATGCATTACTTCTTCCTTGCGTAATGTAATTAAAATCTTTTTGAATGACAAGCGATGGAGTAGAAGTTATTAAACCTCCTTTACCTACACCACTTAAAGTTGCATTATTAAACAATATAAATGCTCCAGGTATTGCTTTCCACAATAACATTCCTAAATTACCAGCATTTGTACCACCAATTGTAGCTTGTGCTGGGAATTTGACTGAAGGGTCTATATTAATTGTAGCACTAGAAGCAGAAATTACTTCATAAACACCGTTTACAGCAATAGGATAAAGATATCCATTTTCATCTTGTTTTGTATAGTCTTGGTTTGAACCACTATTCCAGGGTGTTAAAGTACCTTGAACTGTTGAAGGGAAATTTCTATAAAGAGAGACGAACCACCTATCTCCATTATTTAAACTTTGAGAAATTTCACTAACCATTTCTTCGTTTTGTATTCGACTACCAGTAGTATAAAATCCTGAAGTATTAGTTGTAACGACTGAGGCACTTGCTGAAAATAATATACTTTCTCTTGTTACGCCAATAGTTCCACTAAACCCACTACCATCAAAAGTAGCCTGATTGGTAAATAACATATAGCTACTTACTTGAGGTACTGAGAATCCATATCCTGATACTTGTGCTCCTGCTACTGTTATAGCATTAGTAGTAAATTGTTTAAATGTTGGTTTAGAGTTTAAGGGAAAAGTAAGTGAGACTGATTCTAAGAACCCAGTTTCAGTACTTGAAAATACTGTTACAGCATCTCTGTTATCTCCAACCATTAAACTACGATTTAAATTAAGAGCACCACCCCCATAAATTTCAGGGTAAGTTCCCCCACCCCAGTTAAATTCTAAAATGGTTGCATCTAAATTGTTGACTGAAGGATAACCTAAAGTTGTAATGCCTATATTATCATTTTGATAATCTTGAACAATAGAAGCAGAAATTGAAGATGTACTGTTAAAATCATCTGTTGTGTTTTTACTACCCCAATATCTTATACCTGAGTACTGGTAAGAAGTATAGTTTGAATCTTGTACAGCTGCGGGGTAAGCTGAGCCTGAAAGAATTGCTTGAAAGTTTACAGGTACTGCTTGGTTAGTTGTATAATCTACTTGTTGATAGTAATTGCTTAATCTTTCACCATCAGCATTATTCATAGTAGCATTATAGTCATTTGTATTCCAATTTCCTAAATTATTTAAGAATGGGTTTAAATTAACAGGTAATGCTGAACTAGAAAGATAAACAACTGGGTTTGTAGAAACATTAGAAGTTATCTGAGTTTGAGCTGGGTTAAATTCAATTTGCCAAGTATTGTTTCCTATTGGATTTATTCCAACAATAGTTCTTGTTATAGTTTGAGTTACTGCTGCCATCTTTTAAGAAACGGTTTGATCGTATACTATTGTAAATGTTATTGAATCTCCAGGATTTAAATTTTGTAAAGCTTGAAGAATATTAACACCATCAGCATCGGTTTCATTAATATACATATATTTTAAACCAGCAGGGCCATCTGGTGCTAAAACTCCTCCTACAGGATATTGTTCAGCTTTCCAGAAGAATTGACCTGGGGAAGGATTATTTGCTGTATCTGAGCCTGTAGAGTAATAAGAAAGAGGAGTAGTTTCAACTTGTTTAACAGGATTTGCTAAATTAAGCTCACCACCATTATCTGTATTAATTAAAGAACCACTATATTCTCCGTTATAGAATTCATCTTGAGATGAGTGTATAACATTTTCTACACCGTAAGGCGTTAAAATACTTTCACTCCAACTTTGAGTAACACCCCAAGCATTAGTAAGACCATTGAATTGATTTACAGAGCCTCCAGCACTACCAGTAATAAATACCATTTCAATAGAGCCCGAATAATCAAATAAAGATGAAGTAACTAAAGGTTGAGGGTATTTTTGCCTTTCAAGAAGATTTTGTTTGATAACTACACCTGATGCTAAGCTTGTTCTTGCAGGAACAAACTCTTTGATCATTTTAAATAAAGAGTTATCAAAATATTTGATAAGTCTTATGTAGTCTGTAAAATCGTAATTTGAAAAATACTTTTCAAAGAATTCATTACGTAATCTATCTAAATCGGGGTATGAAGTACTTCTACTAAAACGTTGTCTTGGATCACCTATGTACTCACTTAAGTTAAAGAAACCTAACTGATCCATTATATCCTCATTTATTTCATTTTGAGGAGAGAATGCTACTTCTACATAAGAGACATTATTTGTGTATAAATCTTCTTCAACACTGTTTTGTTGAATTTGAATATAACGTGAAAGCGTATCTCCTTCAGGAAGTATTTGTACTATAGGTTTTACTTTGTTTGTAATAATATTTCTTATACCAGCTACTGGTTGATCGAAATAAATTGTTTCTCTATTGGCAACAAAGTTTGAACGATTTCCTATATAAAAATTGCTATTGTTTGCAAATGAAGATGTAGTAACCCAAGACCCTGTTACTTCAGGGTGTACTGAAACTGATCCAGTGTAAAGTTCACCTCCTAAAGTTGCTCTAAAAGCTAATTCTGAAGGAGCTCCATTAAATGCAATAGCTTCTATAGAGTCTGGGTTCATTGTAATACTTTCAAAGCTAGATACTGGTAAAGCTTTTGTATAGTATTTAATTTCTTGGAATGAACCTGAGAATATTCCGTAACCTCCAAAGGCAGATCCTTGATTGTTTCCAAAAGAAGCAGATGTTGAAGTATCCCAAATATTTAAAGGACTTGTAACAGATTGTGATGCTATAAATCCTATTTGACTGCCATCATCTCCATTGTAAATGTTGTTAGCAGCATATAAAACAAAGCGATTGCTACTGTTTACTGTAATGGCTGTAGTCCACCAACCACCATCAAAGAATGGTAAATAGACACTAGCCGAAGTTCCCGGAGAGTTATTGTAATCTGGATAGAATGTTAAGAATGCATATTCGTTATAGGGATTTACTAGTGATCCACTATAAGATCCTGATGCGTTTACTGATCCTGAGTATTCTAAACTTAATAAAACACCCTGATCTGTAACAAATAAGCTTTGACTGCGAGATACTTGAGCAGACTTAACATTTGGAGTTTTAAATCTAAATAAGACAGTTTCTGGTCTTTCATCAGTAAATGGGGTACTCCAAGAGCTATTTAATTGAAATCGAGAACCTATAAAGTCTGAGCTAGAGATAAAATTATAAGCATAATTAAACTTATCTTGCCAAAGATCCCAATCGTTTTCATTTATTTTATCTTTACCTCCAAATTCAGATACCCTTAAAATAGTATCAGGAATACCGTAAATTGTAATAAGAGCTTTTAAAGCATCAGGTGTACCTTTTTTCTTAAGAAGATAAGGTAAATTGTGATAAATTCTTTTATAGATTCTCTTATTAACATCATCTAAAGGTACATTTCCTGCTGATGCTGTAACGTAAGTTGTTATAAGTTCTGAGCCTGTAGGAGGCAAAAATCCTCCAGTTTCAGGGTTATAACCTAAAAATGCTATGTAAAGATCATCTGAGCTAAAGTTATTTTGGTATAATTTTACACCAAAAGAGCGAATAGCATCCGCAACTAAATCTTTAGAAATACCAAAGTTAATTCTGTTATCAGCATTGTATCTATTACTTAAGTCCTGAACGTATAACCAGCTATTATCAAAGCTTTGACCAACCATGTTGGTAAATAGAATATATGGAGTGTTTAAAGAATCTTCTCTAATATATTCTGGGATGCTAAAATATAGGTTGTTTGGGTTATTATTATCGTAGTCTAAAGCAACTAAAGATTGACTATTAAACCAAGTAATTGCTGTAGCTGATCCTGTTGGGTATAAAATATAAGGAGCTGATGCGTTTTGTTTAGGCCACGTAGTAGAAGATGATTCATAGTAAAGATAGTATTCATAACCATCAAAGTTGCGAATAATATCATTAATTTGAAAATCTACAATTGCTAATGAAGATGAAAAAGCTCCTGAACCTGTTACACTACCTGTAACATTTGATAAAAGTGATGCTGAGGTTTGTAATTCTTGTAAGAGACCTAATTTATATTTAAAATTATCTAATCTTTGATAAGCTGAAGATAAATTAATAAAATTATTGTATAAAGAATAATCAACATTAATCTCTATACCTTTTTCTTCTAGTAAACTATCCAATTGATTAAATGATCCTGTAACAACTGTAGTAGTTAAACTGTTAAAAGTTTGATAATCTGTGCTGTTATTTATTTCATCTTTTAAATTAAGATTTATATTAGGGCCTCTTAATTGTAAAGTATCATCGGGTATATCAAAAAATGGGGTAATTTCTATTTGATAAGCAATCGACTCTGCGGCTTGTGTAACTACCCAACATTCATTTTTTAAAGTATAACCTTGAGGTAATGGCTCATACAGTTTAACTAAAACTGTAAAATTGTTAGGATTTGAATTATCTAATAAAATATTATTAGCAATAATTAAATCATTACTACCAAAGTTTAAATAAAAGTCAGTATAGTATGGAAAACTTGAAGAAATTTCAGCTTGAAATTCTTGAGTTAAAGGACCAAAAACCGCATCAGGGATTGTTGTAGTATCTAATCTAACTTCAGTTCTATCAGGACTAATTTCAGATATAAAGAATCTATTACTAATTGAAGAACTTAATTTTGTTCTTAAAAAGTTATATACTGTATAAAACTGACCTATATCAAATCCTAAATTAGCAGCATCTTGAAGAGGATCTATATTAATAGTTGAATAAAATCCTTCATTTTGTAAATAAGGATCATTCGTAACAGTATAATTTCCATAAGATACAGCAGGTACGTCTACTGGGAAGAGTTGAGTTAAATCATATGAATAAACAAAATATTCAACATAATCATCAGATAACCCAAATTGACCTACTATAACCTGATTAGAGATAATTGCCTCATCAGTTGTACTGTAGGTTTGACTTTCAAAGGTTTGGGGATTTACTCTAACTATATTAGTAATATTCTCAGCCATTTGTAGTTATTGTTGTATTTTGTATATCAAATAATTGTTGATTTAAGTTTAAATTTTCTGCTCTTAAATCTGTAATTTCGGCTATTAAGGCTTGTATTTCTTCATTCTGTAAGTCATTACCTACGTATGCTTGGCTGGTTTTAATTAGATATTCGTGTGAGTTTGTAAGTCCAAATTTTGGGATTTGAAAAAATAACTCATCATAATAAGTAAAAAATTCATCTACTGATGGTAAAGTTGAGCCTGTTTCTAAACCTGAAGCAGGGACTAATTGAGTAAAAGAAGTATTGATTACTTTTTCATACTGTCTTTTATCAAAAACCTGTTTATTAAGGTTTATTCTTTCCTGACTCATCCATTAATGACTTTAAAATTATATTGCATATCTAATACCATAGTAGAACCACTAATTGTAGTTTGAAGTAATATAGTATAATATCTTTCAGGTTCCAAACCATTCATGTACAAGTCAAAATAACTTGACTGAGCATCTGCACTTATTTGAGTAAAGTTAGGATCAAATGGAATAACATATTCGTTTGTATCTAAATCCTTTACAGCATAATATGAAGCAGTAGGTAAATAGTAATTTTTAGTATACAAAGAAGAGGTTTGGAATACTACTGGTGGGTATTTTGGTCTACAATCAACTCTAACTCTTTGAACACTTTGACTGTAATAGAAACCCATATTATTTGCAATAGAAGCATATATGTTGTCTGTAGGGACAATTGTAGTTTCTGAAGATCCTGTATTAAAGCTATAATCTCTCCAGCTTATTTGAAGTTCTGGAGGGTAAATTGTGTGAGTATCTACTGAGTAGTATTGTAAAACAGGTTGTACTGCTTTTGCAGGATTAAATTCAACTCCTGCACTTGGATTTGCAATATTACCTTCCCATTTTACTATAAATCCTTCATTTTTAATGTCTGTGTAGCTTCCTGTTACACCTAAAGAACTACTTCTCCAGGCATCTATGATATCTGTTACGTTAACACTTAAATCTTTATCACTCCAATATGTAAATGTTTGAGTTTTAGGAACCGTTATAGTATTGCTTCTAGAACCGGTAAACCAAACAGCACCACCTTTATTGTTTGATTGGAATGACGCGCTAGTATAAGGTGAAAAACTGGCTGTAGGCCATATTTTACCGCCTTCATAGTTCATCCATTTCCAACTAGTACCATCAGTTGAAATTGGATTATCCAAATATTTTCCGGTACCCATACCCCAACTACCTGATATAGGGTATACTTCTATTGTATAATCTACGTTTATACTTTGAGCAGTTGCTATATAAAGGTTAAAGCTAGCACTCCAATCATAATCCCCTACAAGATTGTTTAAAACATTATCTATATCGGATTGATTAAATTTAACAAGTGCTCGAGCTACTTGAGCACTACTGCTAATAGCAAAATTTAAATTAGTAATATCAAGAATTTCATCTAAACCCGTATTCATTTGAGGGAATAGGGAGTAGATTGTAGCGTCTTGAGAGGGGAATATTTTATATACAGCCATTTTATAATGTTACAATTCTTCCTTTAATGTCATTTAATGGGTATTTTACTTCAAATATCATAGGATCTAATGAAGGATAAATAGTATTTGCTACTGTTGCTCCTTCTATACTATAAGCATATTGAGAATATCCATTAGAGATCCCAACTTTATTTGTAATTTTGATAGATGAAACTGACTGTACTCCGTTTACTCTGCTTAAAGCAACAAAGAGGTCACTTAAAATTATGGGTTGATTAATTTGCCAATTTCTTATAGCAAAAATTTCTTGCAATGCAATATTACAAGCTAATAATACTTCATTACTGTTAAAATTAGGCAATACAATTATTTCAAAATCAACTCCAATGTTTATAACAAAAGCATCTTTAATATTTACTGAATCACCTAAAACTCTGTATTGAGCTAAGTAAGTAGCTAAATTATTTTTTAAAGCTGCTGAGGTGTTGGATAAATTACCATTACTATCATAAGTTAAAATATATAAATCTAATGATGTTGGTATTTCTCCTGGTAAAATATTTTGGAGTTTTGTTTTTTCAATATAAGCTTTAGCTACTGTACCGTACTCTGAAGGTAGGCTTAAAGCTCTTACAAGATAATCTTGTGGTGTAACTGTTCTTTGTTGAGTAGCTATATTAGAAATAGTATTTTGTCTAATTTCTTCTATAGTATCACCATTTTGACCTCCTGAAGCTGCTTCTGGGTTGTTTACTGCGACTGAATTGAATATTGTGTTTGCTTGTAAAGCTGCAGAGTTTGGCAGATTGTTTAAGAAATTGATATTTGCTGAACTAAGGTTAGTTAAAGTTCCAGCAGCTGCATTAGCTTCAACTCCTCCACCAGTTAAGTATCTAACTGTTAATGTTGTATTTGAAGGAGCAATACCATAAGTTTTAGTAAAGATAAAGTTTGTAGGTGAATAAGCTACAGTCATTTTATCTTGAGTGTAAGGTAAACCTAAACCTACGTTATCAGGGTTAGGTACAATTACTTCGTCTATATCGTTTGTAGTACCAGCACCAAATTGTATTTGTAATGAACCTGAGTTAATAAAGCGAGTTACAAATCTTCTTTGAACTGATTTAAGTCTTAAAAGAAATGGTACTTCGTCATTATTTGCTGAGAAGTTAGGATCATTTTGTGGGGTATTTTGAATTGTATCATAAATAGCATCTTCAGCTAAGTATGGTACTTCATACCATTCGTTACCATCACTATCAAAAATGTCTAAAACCTTAATAATTTTCTCTGCTGCTATGACAACCGTATCAAATTCAATAGGTTCCCCAAAAGTAAATGTTGTTGTATTGATTGTAGCTGAGATTGCTGGGGCTGTCTTTTTTAGTAGATAGTATGTAGGTTGTGTTCCTGCATATGAATAGACGTTAATTTCTGTTGGGTTTGTTGAGCTTGAAACAGAAAAATCTATTTTATCTTGTACTAAAAATTTTAAATTTGCATTAACATTAGATGTAATAACCGAATTAGGTTCAATTGAAAGACAATATGACCAATCAGGATCTCCAGTTACAGCATTAGCTGGTAATTGTTGGTAGAAATCTATATTTGTTGAAGCAACCCCGGTAACATTTGGTTTATAACCAAACATATAAGCTAAATTATATAAATTTTGACTTTCGCGGGTATATTCAAGGTAAGTTTCTTGAATTTGAGTATCTAAATAAAAGTTTAAGACATCACCTACATAAGCAGCCATTTCCATAAACATCATACCTGGTGATGATGGTGAAAAGTCATTATAAGTTGTAGGGAAGTAAGTTTTAGCGTAATTAATTAACGCTTGTCTTAACTGACCGAAGTCTTTATTTATATATTGTATGTTACGATTTGTTGCCATTATATAAATTCTAATGATATTGTATCTGTAATACCTGTATCTTGTACAGAGTATTTTAATGTAATTAAGATAGCGTTTGAGTCAGCATATCCTTGAACTGTTAATTCATCTACGATTACGAAAGGAAAATAAGTTTTAATTAACTCACCAAATGAATCTTCAATTCCTGCTAATGTTTTTCCTGAAACTTGTTCAAATAGTTTTTGTCTTAAATTAGCTCCAAAGTTAGGGTTTAATGGTCTTTCACCTGTGTTTGTAAGGCAAAAATTTATTAAATTATATCTAATAGCATCTTTAGTAGTAAAATTAGGCGTAAATACAGAATTTCCAGAGAAAGGAAGATTAACCCCTACTGCTGCTCGAGCATTTTGATCAATTGGAAATATGTATCTTGCATCAAACGCCATTATTTACCTCCCTTCATTAATCCCATAATCATATCTAAACCAACATTACCATCTGGTAGTTTGGAGCCTTCACCTGTAGTACTCATACCAGGTGCAACTTGTAAAGTGTTGGCTGTTACCGCATCAGCTGAAGTGAATGAGAGGGTGTCTTGTTCTCTTCTTAGGTCACCCATAATACTTTCCATCATAGCTCTTTTATCAGCTGCTGATGTAGCACTTGGTTGAGATGTTAATGGAGTACCTGTAGTTACTGTTCCATAACCACCTACTCCAACAGGAGTTTCGATGATTGGTGCTTTAGGTGCACGAACTGCTTCCAAAAGGATATCTTTTAATTCCTCTTGGATAGCTTCTCTTACGGCTTCTTTAATAATTTTTTTAAAGTCTTGCGCTTTCATGTTTATAAATATTAAATTAACTGGCTTTTAAATTATCTTTATCGATTATAAATTTTAAAGTGTCTATTAGGGTTTGTATATCACTTGTAAAGGAAGCATCTGTTTTTAGTAATGCTATTCCCGATTTATTATATGCTACTCCTATTTTTTGAGTTAGAGTATCATTAAATTTTATATCTTCAACTTTTAAAATAAATCCCTTATAAAGAATTTCATTAGAATTAGTTGAAACTTGTTGAAGATTAGGATCTAATGGAGCTAAAGTTGCCCCACAATTTAATAAAACTTGATCTATTGAATTTAACTTAGTGATAATATTTTGAATAGTTGTATCTAAATAAGTTAAAGTGGTAAAACCTGCATTAAAAATACCTATTTGACCTGCTAACTTAGGATTTCCTAAATCATCAAATTGAATGTTTTTTATAACATTATCTAAGGCATTTGCTCCTGCTGCTAAATCACTTAAAAGAGAACCAACAAATCCAGGCAATCCTGGAGGTGAAGGGACTACTTTAGCTGCTGCTGAGGTTAATTTTTGTGTGTTGGAAACTGCTTTTTTAGCCTGCTTTGAATTTAAAATAATAGCAATTTGAGAATTAATCCCATCTAATAGTTTATTAAAAACTCCAGAGTATTTTTGTACTACCGCAGATACTTCGTTTAATTGTGAAACAATATTATCTCTTATCTGTAAGATTTGAGCAATTTGATCAGGTGTAGGGCAAGTTGTTGGGAGAGTTTCATTTGCTGTCCCAAAATTCTGTATACCTAATTGAGAAGCTATTAAGTTTAAAGATGGTAAAACTTTAGTTTGTATATTTTGGACTTTATTTGTTAAAAAAGTTATTATTTTTGAAACTCCTTTAGGTTTATCAGAAGTTGATAAACTAGAAATGATATCTGCAGAATTAAAATTAAGATTTGAAAGACTATCTCCTTTCAACTTGCGAAGTTGGCTTAAAGAATTTCTTGAAGCTTCTATTTCTTGTGGAGTAGGCATTATACTGTAAAATTATCTTTAGAAGTTATAAAATCTAATTGTTGACTTAAAGCCGTTATAACAGATAAAAGGTTAGTTGAAGCAATATTTAAAGGAACTAAAGGTGTCCCAGCCGGAGTACTAACTAAAGTTTGTGTTATAGTAACATATTGTTGTAACGCTTGTAATAAACTGTTTAAAAGAGTTACAGTAGCATTACCCAAAAGAAGGGGTTCAGTCGCATTTTTAGAACCTAAATATAACTTATTACTTTGTAATATAGTATTTCCTGTAGTATCAAAATTTATTGATTCAACAGCATTTAAGTTTATAGATTTTTTACTACTTAATAATAAATGATCTTCTGTTGTGTTAAAAACTAACCGACCAGAATTTAAAATAATTTGTTTCCCAGCATATTGATCTGGAGTTGTGGGTGGGTTAGATTTATAGCTAAAGTAATCATTTATACTTGAAACTTCTATAGGAACTCTTTGAGTGCTTGTAAAATATATAGATGAATCATCTAAATTTATATCGTCACTTAAGGGTACCCATGGTGCTTCTGGTGAATCAAATTGCCCATTTTTTAAAATTAAAATTGGGCTACCAATAGCACCTGTAGAAGACCAAGAGTTTGTATTTCTATTTTCAGCTGTACTACCAAAGCGAATACTGCTACCCCACCTACCTTCGTAAATTATATCACCCGGGTAAGCTTTTGATGGGTGTATATCTGTTTGTTCAACAAAACCTGGGCCTAATGATATTGTTTCCGGTTCAGTTGTAAAAATATTAGCTGAACCTGCAGAAGTTGTTTGGTAATCTTTTTGGGAAAGGTTAGGATTAGCTTGCTGGAATGGGTTTGGTAGAGCGTTTTGGTGGGGTGTATTCCAAATATTTAAAATAGATACATAATAGTTTGTTGTATCTGTGACATTTGTTTGGGATTGAATACTATCTACTCCTTGTATAAGTAAAACAATTTCGTTTTGACAAGGAAATTGCTTTATATTTGGAAAAAATGGACGTGCTGTTTGATAAGTTAAAGTATTTTGAGCAAAAGGATCTCTAAAAGAACTAAATTCAACAGTTCCAATAGCACTCCAACCCCCTAATTCTTTAAATCTTGGGTGAGTATCATCAAAAACAACACTTTGAACTCTAACAGGTACATAAACTTCATTTAAAGTTGTCTTTAAACTATCAATAGTACTGTTAGAATTATTTCCAAAAAAAAGAGCATTACCCATTATTCACTTTTAAATTTATTTATTTCATCTAAAAGTTGTTGTTTTTCTTCATCAGATATACCTAAACTACTTTCTGTAGTATTAGTTTGCATAGCACGTTGTGCTAAAGCAGCCATTTTAATAAGTAAGTCGTCGTTTTTTACCCCTATCTCTAGATATTCTTTAATAAGAGGTACTAAAAGAGTTGCATCACCTATTTCTTCGATCATAGGTTTAAGCTCATTAATTAAAGTATTAACTTGCTTATCTTTTTTCTTTTGATTATTGTAAATTTCCTCTAAAATATCGGAAAATTTTTTATTACCAAATACTATTTTATCGAATTGACTCATAATTATAGATTTATTATAAATATGAGGTTAAACAAATTTTATAATACCCGTTTCTAAATAGTAGGGATATTTTGATTTAAATACATCGTATAATTTATTAGCAGTTTTTGTAATTTGAGGAGTTTTTACATCAACTACCATTTCTCTTATATAGATGTAAAGAGCTTTTTTGTTAAATACATCTAAATTTTCCCTTTTTCTAAAAAGTTCAAGGATAGCATCAGCAATTCTTGCTTCATTATCCTTGGGGAACATCTCAAATAAATTTTCGGTGCAATGTTCAACAAACTTATCTAAAAAAATAGATAACCTATCTACATTAGGATTATCCCCATCTATAACGTATGAAAATTTTTCTTCTGAATGAATTTCTTCTACGGGTACTTTGTCTACTTTTCTTTTATAGTTTTTTGTATTAGATATAATTAAATATCTTTTAACAATTGTACCGAAATAGGAATAGGCTTTAGCACCTTTACTAGCATCAAAAAGGTGTATTTTTGAAAGTAAAAAAGTTATAATTTCGTGTTGTAAATCTTCTATATTATCTACTTCAGTATGGTAGAATTTAAAGGTATGTATAATATTTTCTGTTAACTTAAAAAAAGCGTAGTGTATCTTATCTTGATAAATTTTTTCTTTTTCTAAATAATCATCAGATTTATTGTATGCTATAATGGCATCTTCTGTTTCTTGGGTGAAATATTGAACTCCTTTTTTCTTTTTGGGGGGTGTTATAGTAGATATTTCATTTTCTATTGCATTATCAATCATAAATTAACTTTATATCTTTTTAATAGGTCATTTAATAATTTTACTCTTTGGAAGAAAAAACCTATTTCATCATCAGCTTGAAAATGACCTTTAGCATCTAATTCGGTCAATCTTTTGTCTACAAATTCAATTATCTCAGAAACTTCATTTATATGACTCTGGTAGGAATTTATAGCATCTTCAGCTTTTTCGTTTTTACGCAGGAGATTAAAGGTCGTGAACCCTAAGGTCACGACCAAAATTGAAAGTATAATAATAGCTACAATCATAAACTATCTAACATATTTTTTAATCCTTCACTTTTAATACTCCCTAAAGCTTTAGTTTTAGCCGCAGGTTTCTTTTCACCCACGTTATGACCATTTTGTTTAGGGGTCACGGGATTTTTGAATTTAGGTAACCACTCTTGTTCAAATTCAATACGAGCTGCCATAAGATCAGCCTGGTGAATTATGAAGGGTAAAGATGTACGTGGTTTTTGTTCAGGAAGATAACCCATCAAATATTTCTTATTTGCTTCATCGTATAAACCATCGTGAGTTTGAATAGCAATCATTTCATTGAATGAATAAGAAATACCGTGAGATTGAAGCATAAATAAAGAACGATCAGGTACTGAAGCAAAAGGAAGTTCTTTGTTGAACATCCATTCCTCACCTAATTTTTCTCTTCTCCACTGGTCTGTGTTTGTGAGGTAAGCTTCATGTTGCTCGTCTCCCATTTTACCTAAATCGTGGTTTAAAGCGGAGAATACCAATTCTTCTTTAGTGTATGTGGTAATGTCTGCTCCCATATCAGCCCATGTTTTATGAAGGGCTAAAGCGCATCTAATGACACGGTTAACGTGATCCACATACCCACCTACAAAAGCATTATGGTACTCTTTTTTATGTGAAGCAGGCATCATAGCAATGCGCTCGCCGTACTTTTCATAAAATTCGAGTAGTTTCTCTTTTCTAGGAGATTGAATGTGATCTTGAATGTAACCTATAAATTCTAACCAGTTACTTTGAATTTTTTCTGCAACCATGTTTATTAATTTTACTTTTTATCTTGAAGTAATATTTGATTCTCTTGAAATCATCATTTTTAAATCACTGATAATTTCTTCAGATTCAGCGATTACTTGCTTGTATTGATCAGCTGTAACACCTGGGCGGGTAAGCATTACGTACATTGTTTTGAGTTTGCCTTCAAGTTTTTCAGTCTTTTGTAGGGCGATTTCTGGGTTTCTCATAATAGATTTTTTGGTTAATTTATGTAAAAAGGAGAGAGATAGCAAGCTATCTTATGTTTCTTGTATAAAATCAAGAATGTTTTTCATGTGGGCACACTTTTCGTATTCTTCTCTCTCCTCAAAGAAAGATATAGCTAGTTTTAAACAGACTTCTAGATCTTCACCTGCATAAAATTTTAATGCTTCTTGATCTAGTTCTTTATTAAGGTCTATTTTACTAATATAAAACCAGCTTCTTAAAAATATAACAATTTCATTTACTTGACCATAATTCAAAAGATAATCTGAATCCATGGTCTCTCTCAAAAATTCTAAAATTTGAGTATGAAAATTGGTATTATTTATAATGATTTTTTTAAACATCCCTACACAAAATAGAGGTGTTTCCTTAAAATCAATAAGGGATGTGGAAGAACTTACATCATTTTTGGGTTCTTCATTTGGAAATAAACCGAATATGTATTTTATATCCACAAATATACATATACGGAAAAAGAGCCTCCAGTCGGATTCGAACCAACGACCTACTGATTACAAATCAGTGGCTCTACCAGCTGAGCTATGGAGGCAATTGAGAGGTTTGTTCTAAGACGCTATCGGTTCACGTACTCTCCCTTTGAAGTCTTTTCTCCGAAGTCAACCTAGTCATCACCGGGATCGGTACCGGCTACTAGGATTTTAGGCTAGACTCAGTATTATTCAGCTGCTGCTTCTTCGCCTTCAGCTTCTACTTCAAGAGAAGCAGAATCAACAGCAGTGACAGTGTCAACTACAGTTTCTTCAACTACTACTTCTTCAGTAGATTGAGCACAAGATACAGCTACTGCTGCGAGAATAAATGCAAAAATTGCGTTTTTCATGGTATTTAAAGTATTAAAAGTTAAGCGGAGGCTCAGGGATTCGAACCCCGGTTAGCTTTCACTAAAACAGTTTTCAAGACTGCCGCATTCGACCGCTCTGCCAAACCTCCGTTTCTATAAATATATGTAAAAGATCGTTAAAAATCCAGTGCGCCTTGAGGGATTTGAACCCCCGACCAAGGGATTATGAGTCCCCTGCTCTTACCGCTGAGCTAAAGGCGCTTAGTTGGAGAAATGGGACTCGAACCCACATGCAACCAGTTACCCTTTCTACAAGGTATAAGCTTGAGGGGATATTCTCCATTAAGTCGGGATGACAGGATTCGAACCTGCGACCCTCTGGTCCCAAACCAGATGCGCTACCACCTGCGCTACATCCCGAAGAAAATAGGAACAACTTTATCAGGAATCTAACTAAGAAGCTTAACACAC